TTCTCTTCATACACATTAGGACTGGTATAAGGAGCAGGTCGAAAATTAGGAGAGAGGTAATACGGACTAGAACTAGAAGAACTTGGTTGATTAAATGTAGCTGAGCTGGGGTTAAGTGCGCCAGATGCGCTTAATCCTAGATAACCAATCGCTGCCGACTTAAAGGGGTTTTTCTCAATATAGTTAGTAACGTCGTTAAAGCCCTCTACAAACGGGTTAGACCCCACTTCAGCCTTAGTCATCTGGGCTAACTCAGGTCTAGTCATGCTACCCTGAAACTGATTCATAGGAGGTTCAGGAATTGTAGATGTAGTTATAGGTGCCTCGTATGGAGCGCCTGGCGGTACGCTAAGTGAAGTTTGTGTTGGGGTTTGTACTAATGGGGTAACAGCTGCATCAGACCCTACAGGTCCAGAAGCTAGCGGCGCAAATGGGCTAGAAGAAGATGCCAAAGCATCGGCATTGCCCATATTAATAGCGTTTATTTCAGCTGCAGTAAAGCCTTGAGGAATTTGAGTAATACCTTGACCGGCAACTTCTGGAACTATATTAGTAGCGGTTTGACCAACAATCTCAGGAGCTATGTTAGTAGCAGCAGCTTGAGTTAACTCAGGAGCTAATTGAGCAGCAGTCTCAGTGGTTAAAGTGCTACCTGTAGCCCCAGCACTACCTCCAAGAGCAGCGCCAGCGCCGCCAGTCAAAGCTCCAGTTGCCCCACCAATCAAAGCGCCTTTTAGGATATCATCCCCGCTTTTACCTTGAATTAATTGACTTCCTGCTCCTACGCCTGCGCCAATGGCAGCGGCTGTACCGACGGCAACCCAAGTCATAATTTCTCTCCCTCTAACTGCATTAAGTCATTAACAGACGCTATTAAGCCCATGTCTTGATAGTTTGGCGCTATAACTTCGTCCTCAACCTTATCTAAATTTTCTTCCCCGGTATATGCAGTCAAATGTATAGTTGTCCAAATCGTATCTTCATGCGCATACACAGCCCGCTTTAACCCTATTTCTGAAACAAACGTACACGGCCCTTCTAAATCTTTCTTACCAAATTCTGTATACACCGTAACCTTACCCTTGGAGATAATATTAAGGTGTTGATGTCTATGTATTTTACCTATAACTAAAGAGCCTTTCCGTAAGAGTATTTCTCTGGCATAGGCGCAACAACCGTACTTTTCGTCAATTGGAGAAAAATAGTGTTTTAACGGACTATCATCCGGCGCCAACTCTCCAGAAGCTACCTTTTGTTTAAGTCCCTCCTCAACAGTTAAGACATCTTGCCTAAACTTTACTTTGTCTTCAGTATTTTGTATAGAGGTAGTCATATTAAGGCGTTGTAGGTAGTCTAGAAACAAAGGTTATTGAGCCAATTACAGACGGAACTGCGGGTCTATCGTAAGGGTCTCCACCAGCTACTGTCCAAGCATCGTCGTGAAATATATAAACGCCATCCACTGGACCCGTAGGGTTGTATGCTTTTTCGGTTGCCCACCACAGTTCTACAACATCACCAAAATTAACATCAAAAGTTACCTCTGAATACGCAGCTACATACGATGGAACTAACGCACTTTTACGTGCTGGGATTGAAAAAACAGTAGCCGAATTTGGCACATCTACAAACCCAGAACCCGTGTCTTTTTTTAACCAAAAAGTAGCTGCATGAATAGCGTTGTCAGTATTAACTAATTGAGCACTATATGTAATTTTGTATATACCAGGCACATCCGCAGTAGCCGAACCAGGCGCATTTAATGTCCAACCAGCACCAGAATCCAAGGTATTCCATTCAACTACAGTAGGGTCATTGTCCGCATCTGCATATTGGTCGGTTGAATCTGAAGCAGCAATATGAGGAAAACTAAGCCCACCCCCACCAGTCGTATTTAAGATACCAAATCCGAAGTTATCAATCTGATTGAAGTACAGGCGTAGGGCATTGTTTAATTGGTCGGTATAAAGCTGGGTGTAATTGACTGGTGCAACTAATAAGTTAGGTGCCTTGGGTGGTCTTAGATCAAGAAGTTTAATTTGTGGATTGACTGCCATTAACGTCTTCCGTCATTTCTGATGTCAATTCGTGGGCTACCGAGCTGCCAAGCCACACCTAAACTGTCTGAGTAAATACGAAACGCTAACTGACGACCACGCAGGCGGGTGTAAACCTGCCCAGTAAACTCTTGTACGTTATAAGTTGGTGAACCTGAAAAGTCATCTGCACTAATTACCTCTGGGTCATCTGCTGAACCATAAGGAGTACCCGAGTTTCTACGAGGTTTAACCTGCATTGTTACATAGGGGTTATTGACGTTAGAACCATTAAAGTTAATGTCAGGCAATATGCGCCATACAAAGCCAAAGTTATGTCCATCACCAATATCAAAGTCAGAAGACTGAACGTACGACACAATAGGCACCGGTTCAAGCCCAGACACGTCATCGACGGCGGACTCATGGTACAGGATACGGTTGTTGTAGTCCGCAGCCATGGGGTATGGGCGAATACCAGAATCTAGCCAAGCAGTGCGAGCCATGGTGCCATAAGACCAAACACGCTCTACGTAGTTATAAATAATGTACTTATCTACGGTGTTGTTTCCCTGAGAGCAATAGAACCACCAAATCTCGTTGTATCCTTCATTAGAACCGGCAAATACTTGGAAGGCTTGGTCTCGGTTTATATCTTCAAAGGTATATTGCCAGAGCGAGCAAGGCAGCGTTTCTACCCGACCAGAATAGATATAAAACTTATCCACACCCATCCAGTAGGTGACGTTATTTACCGTAATCGCAGCGTTAGGGGACATGATGGAGATGTTGTCCATCAAAATCTGGAAGCCCCAGACGTAGGGTGGCCCTAAGTATTGCATCGAGTAAATAGCTGAATCTGTCCAAACCAAAATCTCTTGGCGGGTAGCCTCAGCAGTCATAATGTACGATCCGTTAGAAAGCCTAAATTCGCCTGACTGATTAGTTACTGCTGGCACCCATTCATAAGGATTTTCTTGGTCTGACCAACGCACCAGCATTGGGTCAAAGGTAGTAGCCGCTGTTACGGGATCATATGGATTAGCGCCAAAACAAATAACAAAACGCTGAATTGCTGAAGCAATTACCTGAAGCGTAGATGTGGGCACCCTAGTACCATCAAACCCTTCGTTGGTAGATAACGTAGATAGTGGCTGAGCACGAGTCTGAGTCCCCAAAGATGCTTTCCAATAAAAAACTGATCCACCACGAGGAGCAATAACTAAATCTTGCCCATAATTGTCATTAGTCCAAATACGTAATTGCTGCCCAATTCCAGCACCAGTAAACGCTTCACCCCACCCTCTTGTACCAGTCTCAGCGTAAACAACAACGTTACCCCCACCAGTTGTGGTAGAAGTAGCATTTGCCTGAACGGTTACTGTATATGCATTGGCATTAGCAATTGTCGGGTAGAAAAGAGTATTTAGCAGGACAACAGGAATACCGCCCGTAGCAGTGGCATTTGAAAATATGACTGCATTGCCGTTGGATAAACCATGAGCTGTTTGAGTTACGGTTACTACATTACTTCCACTAACAGTAGCAAAAGGATTTGTGAGAGATGTAACTGTGCCAGTAACAGGCCAAGGACCGGCGCCCCACCCAGTACCAATGCTATATACATTAAGACCTGTAGGTTGCTGGTAGGCAATATTAGTTAACGCCCCGCCGTTACCAGTATCCGAACCATTAGCATTTACTGATACTACGATTGTGTAAGCTGTTGAATTAATTTGTGAATTAACCGCAAATTCTTGATTTAGTACAGTGGCAGTTACGTTACCACCAAGACTTGCTGCGCCAGAAATAGTCAGATAATCGCCGACATTAGGGGTATATGAAGCATCAATTACAGTAACTACGTTTGAACCGTTAGACGCAATAAACGCACCGCCCACGTTGGTAGAGGTATGCACAACTGGGGTGATGTCAAAGTAAGTACCCCCTTGCTCAATGTAGTACTTGAGATTAGTACCAACGCCTAGGTAGTTAGAGCCATTAAGGGATACCCAATTCCACAAAGACCTAGCAAGACCCAAGAACTGAGCAGTAGCCATACGGGTCCAACCACCAATCTTTTCAGGAAAACCTGAACGGAAACGCACTTTGTCGCCGTCATACCAACCACCCTCGTTGGAGTAATCGGTACCTTCTCGGTTTAGTCCTGGTCGAAATTGTAGTTTTTGTAATGGCATGGTTTACCCTAATACTGACTCGGCTTTAGCAATAGCAGCTTTACGAGCATCAAGCCCTAACAAACCACCATTAATCCTTTTTGTCATTGTCTCAATATCTGACTTATCTGCCAAGTCATTTAGGTTGTGCTTGTTCCAAAACCACCCAGCACTTAAAGTGGCATACTTGGGTTCTAAAAGTAAATCAGGATTCCCAACCAAGTCAACACCTAGGGCTTCACCACATCTTTGGTAATTTTCCTTACCAGTCAGCTGTTTTATACCCCTTCCCCTGTACTTCCAGCCCTCGCCAGAGCTTTCATCAGCATTACCCATACGTCCACCATATACCTTGTTGGCTATTTTTTCTGGATTACGGGCATACTCATTTGCTACTTCTTCATTTGGGAAACGGCTAGGCCATGTAGCCATAAGCCCTTTAGCGCTGTAATTTAGGTTTTCCTGAAGGAGCTTAAAGCCACCAGACTCGTGCATACACTGACCAATAAATGCAGCTTGGCGTTTTGGTGTGTTTATTTGGTATTTTTCAAAAGTTTCCTTAAGTGGCTCCAGCCACTTACCTTCAATACCAAGAGCGAGAAGTTGAGATTCAAGCATAACTAACCCACTATATTAAAAGCTATAGATATACGATCCTGCTCAGCGGTATTTGCACTAACCGAATGAAACAAATGGGGTGTAAATATACATAACATGTTAGTTCTGCAATTTATTGTAAAACAGCTTGGATAATACTCAGATGCTCCGTCAGTTCTATGAAAGTCTAATGTTGAGTCACCGTTAGGTACAAAAGGATAATATACTGCGGCTAACATCAAAGACCCTTGATGTCGGTGCATAATATTATAATTGTTTGTTTTATTTACATTAGCCCAATAATAAAAACTATAATTTTTATTAGGTAATTTTTCTAAATCAATAATTAAATTTACAGCCTCTTTTATTTTATTTTTTAGATTAGTAAATGATTCGGTTTCTATTTCATTTGTAATACCTGGACTTTGCCATCCGCCCATGTTGCTTTTTTGGGCAGACTCAACATTATTTTTCATATGGTAAATATCTTTAATTAGGGACTCATTATCAACATTTAGTTCCATAGAGTAAACAAAACTAGAAAAGATATTATCTTTGCACAAATTTTTCATTAGTCGTTTTTCTTTTCCTTAGCCTTCATATCCATGATTTTTTCTAGGGTTCTGCCACCAAAATAGAATGACATGATTAACATACCCCATTGACCTAACAGTTCTACATATTTTTCATTAGCGTTATTATCAAACGCACTCATCATGGCAAATACAAAGTAAGCACCAAGAATAAATATTAGAGTCATTGGGCGGATGTTTTTAGACAACCATGAATCACTCGCCATGTCTGCTTCTTGACGCTTAGTCAGTTCTTGAGCCTCGATGTTATCGGCGTTTAGTTCAGCTAGTCGACCCTCCTGTTGCATTTTGAGTAGTTCGGCTTGCGCTTTTGCCTTGGCTTCTGGATCAGGAATGAACTTGTCCAAGACTTTCATTCCAACGTCTACTAGTGCTGTTAACGGAAACATTATTGTTTAGACCCCCATACGATGTAATAAGCAATCCAAGCTGCCACTAAAAAGCACCAGAACTGCACCCATTTAACCTTTGCCAACTCTGCATCAAAATACTTCTTGTCTTCTTTCTCTAACCGTTCAATCTCGGCTTTGAGATCTAGCACCTTTTGCCACTCTTTAGTGCCATGCTGCTTTATAAAATCAACCCTCAATTTATATTCTTCATCACTTAACTTCTTGCGGTGTCGGTACTCCTCAAGAGCTTTAAATATTGCACGTTCCTTCTTTAGCTCAGCTTCTCTGCGCTCCCGTATCTTTGCTTGCGCTCTTTGCTTTGCTAAATCTACTGCCTCCTTCTGAACATCCTCGATGTTCTTGCCAATCTCTTTGCCAGCCTCTCGACCAGTCTTAAACCCTTCGCTGATCCCCTTGGCACCAGCCCCCAATCCGAGTTCGTCTGACATATCTCACTGTTCTTTGCCTCAGAGTGTTGACCCACCAAACGACATATTGGCTACCACAATAGAGACGTGCTGCTCTGGGTCTTCAAGTGGATCTCCGCAGTCATTGCACTTTTTAGCAGCAAGCTCGGCCTCATCTACATCACGCCCACAGTTGGGGCAGTAGATTTCAATAGTGTGACGGGGTTTGAAATCAGAACCAATTAATTCGTCTTGAATAGTCTTAATCATAGTTATTCCTTAGTTTTTCTGAGCAATAATTAAATCAACGTATTTAACTGCAAGATTAATTGCAGACGATGTTGCTGATCCAGAACTAAACGAGAATGGATGAGTATGTGAGTCTCCGCCACCAGTAGCGTTAGCAGGATTGCTAGCCGTACCAACTGGTTGTGTAATGTCAGTTAAAGCACTAACAGCTTGACCATCTCCATTATATCTATTAATACTGTGAGTATGACTGGGGATTTGAGGTGTACTTAGTGTAGTTGCGCCAGCGGATCCTGAAATACTAGAAATAGTAATACTTGGAGTTTGTGATGCAAAAGCAGTTGTAAAGTCTACGGTACCCCCAGAACTAACTGATCCACTAACTAACCTAAAACCAGCATTGTCTGTGCTTGTATCTTTAGTCCAACCAGTGGGTGCAGAGGTTTGGTTAAATGTCATCCTGGTACCAGAGGCAAACTCAGAAGATGGAATTGCCGAAGTCCAGGTAGTGCCATTAGAAACAAGAACATTCCCAGATGCGCCTGGAGCTACAAAATTTGGGGTAGATGTTCCATTACCAAGGATGACATTATTAGCGGTAAGAGTCGTTAGTCCTGTGCCACCTTGAGCAACTTTTATAAGACCGTTTGCGCTTGGTGTATTTGCTAATACAAAATTTGTACCATCACAAAAAACAATTGCTGTTGTGCCATTAGGAATAACTACTCCAGTACCAGAAACTCCAATAACTCGAATAGCGTACCCACCAGTAGTGTTATTTGCAATAATGTATAGCTTTTTAACAACTGGAGGTATTAGATCTCTCTGAGCGTTGTTTAAACCAGTAACCACCAAAACCGCATTTCTTGCCTCGTCTAACACGCCATTAAAATTAGTGAGCGTGTAATTGGCATCAGCCATGACAATAGACTGCACACCTGTAATTGCCTGTTCAAGCAAAGTTCCTAAGTTAGTATTGGTCGTTTGCCCCCAAATACCAGATTGATCGCCATCCCCAATGAGAGTGAGCTTTAAACTTGATGAATATGTACTTGCCATAATTTGTCCTTACGCTGCCAATACTTCTGTCCAATTAGGTGTCTGTGCAGTATCTACCAGACCCCATACATTTTGCTTTTTAAGTCTAACAACAGTTCTAAGACCAGTCAAATTAACCACCGAGTTTGCCTGAGCATCTACTGTACCAACAACACCAATTGCAGAAACGCCTGTTAAATTTACTACCGCAGTTCCGCCAGTTGTTACATTACCAAGTAATGTTGGTATATCAAACCCAGTAACGTCAATAAAGTTATTAGTTACGAGAGATATGTTACCTAACAAGGTGGGCACCGCAAAACCAGTAATATTTACATCAACACTACCAGTGACGTTTACTGTCCCAACTAAAACAGGTACTGCAAACCCAGTCAGGTCTAAATTGCTATCTGCAGTAGCAGTAACTGTTCCAACCAAAACAGGATTATAAAGACCAGTTACATCTGTATTTGCTGGTGCTACAACTTCAACAGTACCTACCACACCAATTCCATTTACGCCAGTTACACTAAGTATTTGCTCAGTAACTACATCTACCGTTCCAACAACACCTACGGCAGATACCCCAGTTAATTGAATTGAAATGCCAAGACTTGTATCGCCTACATCAGCAAACGGAGCGCCAGCGTAAGATGAGAAACCGAATGCCATGATTTATCCTATACAAACCAAGTCACAATAGAATACCGTGTACCACTAACCACGGGCATAATTTCGTGAGGGTACATAAAATTTGAAGGGAACATAATGCACGAACCCTTTTTTAATTTATATACTAATTCACGATCAAAAAAAGCAAATTCGCCACCTTCGTAATTGTCGTTTAACAAAAACGAACAAGATACAGCACGGGGACGATCTTTAAAAGAATCTGTATGGGTTGTATAAAATCCACCAGTCTCATATTTAAGTAAGTCATACCCAGAATCTTGCTCAATAGTGCAATTAACAAAATGATTTTTATATTCTTGTATAGCTTTTGCTGCACAGTTAAAAAGTTCTTGGTCTATTTTTAGTCTTACGTCTTTATTCTTTTCCATAATACTGCTAAATGAAATGCCAATTGTTTTGCAGTTGCGGACACCTAGGTTCTCTCCTCCTTTTATTGCCGCATTTATCCAATCGCTACATTCTTTATATTCAGTAAGCACAGAATCGCATAGCTCTAAAGATACAATGTTTGGAACAACTAAGATGTAGTCTTCTAATTGTTTCATTGTTTTTTATCAAAATATGCCCAAGCGTTTGGACCATTACTACGAACATAATGTAAAAACACCTGGCTGTAATTTTGCCCAGTAAAAGGTTTGTCTCTCCAATGATCTGCATTGCACCCTAAATAGAGCATGGCATCGCCTTGTTTTAAATCAAGAGTAACTTCTTCACCGTTTGCTTTTTGAATACCAATATCCCAAGCGGCATCGCCACCAATGTGCAAAGTCAAGCTAATCTCACAAGCTGGTCGATCACGATGTCTGACTAAAACTTCTCCGTTTTTATAAATTCTAGCGTATGTATATGTGGGGAAAACGGACTCGCCAATTAATTTTCCAACCTCATTTATTTTTTCGCATAACAACTCTAAAAAAGGTTTAAAGTTGTATATAGCTGGTGAATTAGGTGCTTGAGGATCTTTTGAATACTGACCACTCGCCTCTAATTTATAAAATTCTTGCTGCAAAAACTGAGCACGTTCCTGGCTAATAAAGCTAGGAACGTATAAAAAATTATTTTGCTCAATCTGGGTGTTCACTATACAGTTGTCCAAACTTCTTGTGGGATAGTAGGCCAGTTAATATTGCCAGCCACTGGATAAATTGCATACTGACGAACCGCATTACGATAAACAACAAAATCTTGAGCATTGCTTAAATAAGGATTGCTTTTTGTAGGATCAGCAACGTCAGGAATAGTAGTCCAGTCTGTGTTTTTTAGTTTTTGTACAGCGATAGATTTATTTTGTTCAGCTGTAGGTGGTTCTGGTGGTTTTGGTGTGTTTTCCTCAGTCCATTTATTCATACAGCAATTTGCCCAAGCTGGCAGCTCAGTAATTTGTTGATTGGGTACTGGGTCTTTAAATTCAATCCAGCCAACAGCACCATCCCACTGGAGAGCATGTACATCAGCAGGTATGTTACAAGTGCTTAAATCAAGATCGTTGTAAAAACTACCGTCTTCTCCAACGGCGCCGTCACTAGGGATAATAGTTAATTTCATTCTTCAATACTCCTAATTAATTTGGGTTGTTGTGCTTCACCAGAAGCTGCTGCTAGTATTAACTGAGTGTGGGTTTCATTAGCCTTAACCATTTCATTTCTAAATGATTCAACAGCTGCGCCAGTTTGTCGTTGTTGACCAGAATTTTCAATAAGTAGCATTGGTAGCCACGCAATTGCACATTCATAACTATCCACTTGAGCGCCACTATTTATATCGTATCCTTGTACACGGGTATACCAAGCACAAGTAAGACCAACACAGTCTTTTTTAATTAGCGGACAAAACGATCCGTTTTTAAGTGTTCCCATAATTAATTTTTACTTGCACGAATAACGTCTACATACTTTACAGCAAGATTAATTGCGTTACCGCTAAACGAAGCAGTACCACTTGAGAAGCTAAATGGGTGAGTGTGACTGCCGCCACCTCCAGTGGCGTTAGCTGGATTACTAGATGTACCAGCTGGTTGGTTAGAGTCAGTGAAAGCAGTAATAGCACTACCGTCTCCATTATATCTATTAATAGTATGAGTATGGCTAGGTATCTGCGGGGTAGAAAGCGTTGTTGCACCTGCACTACCAGAAATTGCGCTAATTGATACTGAACCTGATGGAGTCTGACTAGCAAAAGCTGTGGTGAAATCTACGGAACCACCAGTACTAGCGGTGCCTGTAACAACACGTAATCCAGAGTTGTTGTAGTTAGTTGAATCTTTTGTCCAACCAGTAGGCGCAGTAGTCTGACCAAACAACATAACCGTACCAGCATCAAATCCACCAGACGCTGCGGGTGCCTGCGAAATCCAAGTTGTTCCGTTAGAAGTAAGAACGTTATTAGCTGTACCAGGAGCAACTACTTTAACTGCGCTTGCGCCGTTACCAAGAATAACGTTTTCAGCGGTTAAGTTAGCAGAGCCTGTACCACCGTACTGAGCACCAATAGTAGAGGCATTCCAAGTACCAGCAGTTAGAGTTCCAACCGAAGTTAAGCTAGACCCAGTAACAGTCGCATTAAGAGATGTGCCAGTTAATGTAGAAGCGTTAGCGGTTACAGTTCCAGATCCACCCAACGAAATAGATGTGCCGTTTACAGTAACTGCTGAGTTAACCAAAGATGAGTTTGGAATGCTGCTGACGTTAGCACCTGGAATCGTTCCAGAAGATCCTAAAGATACCGCCACACCATTAAAAGTTACAGAACTGTTTGCCAAGTAGGTATTTGTAATTGCGTTACCTTGCCATGTACCAGCTGTAACCGTACCGACTCCAGTAATGCCTGTGTATGAGCCAGATATACGCCCTGTAGCAACCGTACCAGCAGACAGGTTTGATGCGTTCATAGAAGTGATGGATGTACCACCACCGCTAAGGTTTGTAGCATTTACAACGTTGGCATCAAAAGACCCGTTAACATCACGAAGCACAATAGTGGAAGCACCATTGGCAGAAGCAGCAGTAGTCCTGGCATTTGATATGGTTCCCGAAGTAATGTTAGAGGCATTGATATTTGTACCGCCAGAAATATCACCCGAAATATTTGCCGTAATCGTGTTGGCAGAGAAATTACCGCCAGCATCACGAGAAACAATCGTTGATGCCCCATTAGCAGAAGCCGCCGTAGTTCTTGCGTTGGCTATGGTTCCGCTTGAGATGTTGCTGGCATTGATAGCTGTAATCGCTGTGCCGTCTCCACTAAATGAAGAAGCAGTAATTACATTAGAACCAAAGTTACCAGAGGCATCTCGAAGTACGATTGTGCTGGCGCTATTAGATGTATTACCTGTAGTACGGGCATTATCTATAGTTCCGCTAGTAATGTTTGAGGCGTTGATGTCGGTTAGGGCTACAGCATTACCAGTGATGTTTGTAAAATTACCGCTGGTTGCATTAACTGTTGTAGCAGTTACTACGTTGGCAGCAAAAGAACCATTAGTGTCACGAGACACGATAGTAGAAGCGCCGTTAGAATCAGAAGCTGTTGTTCTAGCATTAGCTAAAGTTCCCACCGTGATACTAGAAGCATTAATTGCTACGTTAGCAGCATTGGTTAACTGGCCTTGAGCGTTGACAGTAATCTGAGCAACATTGCCGTCATTACCATATTGCGCCGCAGTAACTGCTGTATTAGCAATACTAAACGTTAAGTTGGCAAGATTAAGGCCTGTACCAGCTGCGTAAATTTGAGCGGAGCTAATCTGCGCAAAAGTAATATTTGAAGAACCAAAAGTAATCGTACCCGCAGTAGTACATACATAAGTTTCGCCAGCACCAGTGTTACCAGACTGAACAAAGAACGCATCACCAGCGCCCAACGCATTAGGATTGGCTAAACCAAAAGTGTCGGCATCGGTTGCACGAGTTAAAACCCATGCAGCGCCTGGACCTGGACTATCAGGAGCACCTGGATTAGTAACTGTATATACACCGTTATGCACTGCATTTGATTGGGTATAGACTAAAACACGAGCTGTATTGGATAGCGTTACACCGTCAATGATAAGCGCTGCATTAGCGCCATTATTGGTAAGCGTTGCGCCTACACCGTTACTAGCACCATTTGGCTGAACGTAAACTGCGTTTAAAGCTGTTGGAGATTCAACTAAGACAGCCTCGTGGTACGAAATGCCTTGCGAAAATAGGCCGTCTACATAAGTCTTATTGGTAATGTCGGTAGCGTTGGAAGCATTGGTGCTGATTGTTCCAGATACCATGACTACGTTAGAAGCGTTGATATTAGTAAACGCTACAGTATTTGTGCCATTACCACCAACTTCAACAATGCCTGTTGCTTGATTTAAATAGACCGCTTCTTCGGCTGGTTGGGTAATAAATACCTCAAGACCCTCTGTACCAGCAGTAAAGTTGACTAATGATCCTGTAGACGAAGAAAGAACCGTGTTCCTAGCCAATGTGGCTGGAGACGTGAACGTACCAACACCAACCTCCCACTCGGTATCAAACCCAGCGGCTAAATTATGGATGGTGTAATAAACGGTAGAACCAGAAGCTATAGCGGCATTAAACGTTTGATAGCCAGGAAATGCACCACCAAGTGTAATACTGCCTGTGCCAGAGCTAGAGCTGGATTCTTTAACCCTATCTTTCAGAATCAAAGCCATAAGGCTCTCCTAATTACGAAGCGGTCAAACGAATAATTGCGTTACTTGCGTCAGCAGTTGGGAAGTTCACTGCAAATGTACCGTTGGTAGAGGTCTTATCACCACCAAAAGCGAGTACACAAACAGCTGCATTTGACTTACTGTTGTTATAAATCAAAGCTCCGTTAGCCGTAATTGTTGCGTTAGCCCAAGAAGTATTAGCAAACGAAATATAAGCAACGTTGCCAGAGTTTGTTGGGGTTACGGAAACCGTTAAAGTATTACCACCAGCAGAATAGTTGCCAGTAGATGCTACTTCGTTAGTTGCCGAATATGCAGTTGTATTCTCATTTAAAGTAGCTGAGCTGGTATACAGAGCTAACTTAAATGTATCTGCGGAAAAATTTTGTACGCCATTCAAGAGTTGAACCTTGAACGATGTAGCCATTGCTTGGGTAATTGCCATTTTTTGCTCCTAAAAATTATCTAACAGGTCCTGGTACAGGTAATCGTAATTGTCCATCACGATAGGCACTACGTCTATCTTTACCATCACCCAAATCTTTGAGTAACGCTAAGGATTCTTGGTATTTCTGTTCGTAATAATTCACCATATCTTGTTCTCCCTTTTGGAAGATGATGGCTTCACGCAACGAACCATACAGTAAAACAGATTCAAAGTTATCACCCAGCCAAGAAGTACCAGTTGGGTTTTGAATATTACTTACAGGCACTGAGAATCCACTTCCAGTGCCTCCTATTGTAGATGTAGCAGCGCTTAAAGAGTTGCCAACCAGATATAAAAATCCAGGATTAACCAACGTCACTGCGGTTACAGCGCCACCAGATACAGTAATCGTAGCAGTGCCGTTTGACCCATCGCCACCAGTCAAAGGTACGTTTTCGTATACACCATTGGTATATCCCGATCCGCCCACAATCGTGCCAAATCCAGCAATACCGCCCTGAACAATAGTCGTTGGGTAGTAGTAATAATGCAGTTCGGTCTGGTAATCGGCGTCTGGAGTAGGTCCGATGATGTAGGTGTACGGCTCAAACTGAGCGTAGTACTTTGGAGTTCCAGTATCGGTTGTTGGGTTTGGGTAAGACTGGCGAATAAAGTTGACATCTTTGTCGATCAAATACTCGTAGTTCCCGCTGGCATCAATCACAGCTAAAGAAAAAGACGCCAAATAATCGCTGGGGAGGGCTAAATAATAATCACCATTAGTAAAATTACCGATGACGTTTTTACGGATAGCAGGGATCTGAACGGCGTTATACACCCGCTCTTCGCAAAGCTGCACAAAGTTAGGGATGTTGAAGACAAAGAGCTGCTCTGTCGATTCAGCGTAACTTTGGATTGCTTCAGATAACTGCTGGTAGTTCATTAGCCCATCTTCCCGCTGATTTTGCGACCTTTTGTTGCAGCGCCATAACCACGCATCGTACCTACACCGTAAGGATTTACGCCCTTATAGTTGCCTTTGCTAACACCGCCAGTGGACATATTCATAGTGTCCATAACTTTTGCGCCGGGGGTATACCCACTGTATGTATTTACGTTAGTAGAGCCAGCGTCCATAGTGTGCGGTGCAGCATAAACTTCAGCTGGTCCTACTTCTTTACCGCCTTTTTTCATAGAATATTTAGCCATGATTAACGTCCTCGTTGGGCTGCTACTTTAGCCATTCCACGACCCATTTTCTTCATGTTTACGTTGGTTTTACCAACACCATGCTTAATTGGGCCTTTTTCAACCTTTACAGTTGGGCCTGAATTACCGAGATTTTTGCCCTCAGTTTTGCCTTTTTTGGTGATTCCGTCTGCGCCTTTTTTGTACATAATTTACTCCTAAGTTGTCGTTACCGTTACTGTACCAACTACTACAGCTGGTGCCAAGTCATTTGGGGTTAATCCTGCATCTGGTCCCCTTGCACCACCTACAGGATTCCAGCCCCACTGTATTACTCTACTACCTAACTCTGGACTACCAAAACCATTTGGACCCACTCCAGTTATATTAATCTGCAACCCACTTTGCCCTGACACAAGATAGCTAACATCTGGACGAGGTTCACGCACTGCTTGCGGGTCATTGACAGGATACATACCAAGTTGTAATTGCGGTTGGTCTGGGTCCCAACAAGTCTTACAAACTTTAACGCGATACGGCTTAGTTTTAAGAACTTGAATGCGAAGTTCTTTAAGCTTATATCGCTGCGCGCATCTGTCGCATTCGGCAATCGCATATTTTCCAGAGGCAAACTTATTTGGCATAGCATTTTAGTTCGCATAAAAGAGGTTACGCGGCACAAACCGTATCGACGCTTTTTCACGGTCTTCCTGTTCAGCTAGCGTCCATTGTTGTTCATAGTCCGCTTTTAACATTGGAATGCGCATAGGATCAACCCCAGGCAACTTAATACTTAAGTAATAAGCAAGCCCTGCAACCATGCAAGGTATAAAGCGGAATGGAATATCTTGAGTACGCACGCCCCCGCCAGCATCCTGGATTCGTCTCATGCGGTAATACACCAAGGTGTATTGGTTACCTGGTGGGTTTGGCGTAGGCCATACGTTGATAGACGGTAGCTGGTTATTAAACACATCAGCACCATTCAAGTGGGTGGTTGCCGTCGTACCATTCTGACCGCGCCAAGCATTCAAAATCTGATTACCCACGATGTTCTGATAGCCAATAGTTTCATTACCGATATTAACAAAGCCTTGAGTCGGTAAATTGGAGGCATTGGTCAGGGTAATCGTGGTTTGATCTGTAGTTGTAATAGCCGCTGCCAGAGTAGTCTGAGGAATAACTGAACTACCGCCAGACTGACGATTTACCCACATCTGAATAGGGCGTCCGGTAGTATTTTTATTGGGGATAGTAATGTATGTAGACTCGCTAATACGACTTAAGTTAATGTCAATCTGGTTAGACGAACTACCGTTATTGGTACGAGTAACAGCGTCCAAAATATCAATCGTATCTACAGGCAGCGCATAGATAGCCTGCTGTGTGTTCATTACAATCTGACCTTGCTCAACCGTCCAGAGGTTAATACCTCGATTAGCCCACTCAATAGTAAGCAAGTTTAGAGAGCGCCTAGCAGTTCTAAAGTCATATCCAGACCGCAACTCCATACCACAACGCTCATACGCCTCTTCAATGAGGTCGTTCATATCTAGGTTAAAGGCGGTTGTTCCTGTAGTAGACATTATTTAACCTTTCGGAAGGACTTTACCTTTTGCTTTATTTTTGCTGGCTGCGGCACAAACTGCTTTCCTTGGGCTTTTCCGGCTCGCTTTGCTCGTGTCGTTGCTGCGTACTCGGCTGGGCTTAGTGCTTGTATTGCTCTTTTTGGCAAGTACCGTTCTCCTGTTTCGGACGACTTCTTCCCGGACTTGGTTGTCCACTCTTGGTCGCCCCAAGCTTTTAAAGAACGTTGCGATGCGGCTAAGCCACCCCCAGCCATTTTCTTTTTTCGACCCGCGCAATGAGCCTTCTCCGAGAATCCCTTCGGATTGTTGCAGTCCACTGACCTTTTGCGCTTGTCGGACCATTTCATTTTTTTAACTTAGACAAAGTCTGAGCTAATCTTGCACGTTGACCCATCTTGCCGGGCTTCTTAGCCGCTGCAGCAAGCTTTTTAGCGGGAATCTTTTCGCCAGCTTTGACACCCATTGCACTTCGCAACGCGCCAGGTTTTTTAATTGCATCTTTGATCCAATTAACTTTTCCGCCTTTTTTCATCTCAACGCCTCGTCCTTTAAGAATATCAGCGCGAGTTACTTCACCGTCTTTATTTAGATC